CGAAACGCCGCTGCTTGATACGGTGTAGACGTTGATGCCGTCCGCGCTGACCATCAGGTCCGTCTCGCCGATATTCGCATATGACCAGCCTACCGTCAGACCCTGCGGGCTGTAGCCCGACGTTACTCCATTCAGATTGCCTGATGCGGTGATCGCCAACGCAGCAACCCCAGCGACCGACAGCGTGGTGCCCGCAGTAACAGAACCGAAAGCCTTGAAGTTACCGGTTCCGCCAAGCGTGAAAATCGGCAAGGCTGGCGTCGTGCCTGTGCCCGAGACCGGATAAATGTACAGCCCGTTGGCGTCGACCATGAGATCGGTCTCACCGTTGGCCGCGTAGTTCCAGCCTATTGTAAGACCGGTGGGACTATATCCGGTCGTAACACCAGACAGGTTTCCTTTCGAGGTATTGGCTATGGATGCCGTCCCCGCGATCGATATTTGAAAACTATCCTTGATCAAAAGGGCTGTTACGACACCGGTGGAGCCAATGTTGTAGGCAAGGCCGGCATCATATGAAGAATACTGAAGTGTGCGCTGGTTTCGTCCGGCGGCCGTGAGATTTCCAGAGAAATCGATTATCTGGTTCGCGGATAAGCGAATTGCCGCACCCCCGGATGAAGCAAAGGTGACGCGCTGCGTGTCGAGAAACGCATTCTGGACAAAGGCGTCTCCAGAAATACAAGTGCCCCATTGAAACTCGTTGGCGCCCAGATTGCTGTCGAACCAGATGCCTCGCCCGATCGAGAAAGCGTATGTGGTGCCGTATGACCAGGTAATTCCGTTGTCGACCACAGTCCCGCTAGTCGGCCAGCTCGGCGCGGTCGAACCGGACGTACCGGCGTTCTGCGCGATGTATGTCGACGCAACACCGCCCGAAGGCGTGCCGACCACAATCGCTCCCGCGGCATAGGCAGTCGAGACGGCCCAATTGGGCCAAGGGTAAGGACGACCGTTGAACCACATTGTGGCACGGTTAGACTGGTATGGATCATAGGCACTGGCCGCGGTATCGTAGCCGCTGCCGCCGAGATCGATTTCCGCGCCGACTGTCGCAAAAGCATTCGGTGGCAGTCCCGTGGTGTCGAGCGACTGCGTGTTGATTGCCCACGTTGAATTCTGACCGGCCTTGGCGACCTGGATGTTCAGGCCTTGATCTTCCGAGGCAAAGGGATTATTTCCTCCGCTGTTTAACAAAATTTTCAGGCCATTCAGCTGTCCGGTGCTACCTGGGACGTTTTGTGCCTGGATGATCATGGCAGGCACGTCGTAGTATTCGCCGGTGGAGTAATATGGCGCGTAGCCACTACTGAAATTGACCAGACCCACATAAACGGTCGGCTGACCAGGATTGCCCGATGTGACTTGCCTACGGAATGAAAACTGCGACGCGAAGGTATCGAAAGTGCCGACATTGTTGCCGGTTGCCACCGAAGATCCGGTGGATAGGGTGGAAAGCTGGCCGGTCAGAGTCCCACCGCTTTTCGGCAATGCTGTTGCCACCTGTGCATCGACATATTCCTTCGTCGCAGCCTGAAACGCAGCGGTCGGGTCTGCCGCCAGGTTTAGTGCGCCGGTCAGCGTGCCACCGCTTATCGGCAGCGACGTGCTTACTTGAGCGTCGACATATTCCTTCGTCGCTGCCTGCAAGGCAGCAGTCGGATCAGCTGACAAAGTCAGTGCGCCGGTCAGCGTACCGCCGCTTTTCGGGAATGCCGTGCTCACCTGCGCATCGACATATTCTTTCGTCGCCGCCTGCAATGCGGCAGTAGGATCGGCGGCAAGAGTGAGGGCGCCAGTCAAGGTGCCGCCGGTTTTTGGCAGCGCCGTCGCGATTTGAGCATCGACGTATTGTTTTGGAGTGGCCTGCAATGGCACGCTGGGATTGCCCGATAGTAGCAAAGGGCCAGTCATCGTCGCACCGGTTACCGGCACCCCCGAGGTGGCGGAGGTGTCGACATAGTGCTTTGTGGCAGCCTGCAGCGGCGTCGTGGGGTCCGCGGCCAGGACAAGCGGTCCGGTCAACGTACCTCCCGCGAGTGGTACGGCGGACGCGCCGGTGGTGTCGACGTAGTGCTTCGTCGCCGCCTGTAACGAGGCAGTTGGATCAGCGGCCAGAGTAAGCGATCCCGTCATCGTGCCGCCGGCGACCGGCACCGCGGTCGCAACCTGACTATCAACGTAGTGCTTGGTGGCCGCCTGACTGGACGCCACTGGATCTGACGCCAGCGCCAGCAGACCCGTCATAGTACCGCCGCTGATGGGAAGCGCTTTGCCTACCTGCGTGTCGACATATTCCTTTGTTGCCGCCTGTAATGATGCTGTCGGATCGGCGGCCAAGGTAAGCGGGCCGGTCATCGTCCCGCCCGCCTTGGGTAGCGCCAATGCAAACTCGGCTTGCACGTATTGCATTGTTGCAGCTTGTAACGGAGTTGTCGGATTGCCCGCGAGCGTTAAGTATCCGGTCATTTGGCCGCCGGTCGTCGGCAGGGTATTAGCCGCGAAGTCGGCAAGTTTCTGGCTCGTCGACGACCCGGTTGGCTTGACCAGCAGTTGCGAGGCGTCGATTCCCGATACGCCGGCGAGGCCGCTCATGAACTGCGCATATGGAACGGCTGTGTTCGTCCCATTCTGGCCCATCGCCACAAGATCGCCGACGGCCGGCACAGTGCCCGCTGCCAACGCGCAGATGGTGTAGCCGGTTGTTGCGGACAACGTGCCCGCGTTGAGCACCAGATTAGCACCGATGGTCAGTGTCTCCGGGGTGCCTATGCCGGTCGATTCACGACCCAGAACAGTTCCGCTTGGTATCGAGATCGCAGGCTGCAATCCTGCTACCACTTGGGCGCGCGTGACCTTTCGTGCGACGCCACTCTGGCTCGCCATCAATTCGTCGGTATCCGACGATGCCGTTGCGGGTGCGAGTTGATCGATTGTCGGCATAAGTGCATGGACTCCGGATGGAGTAAAGGAGCATCAGCTCGAAAGGATCGGATTTCCGTTCTGATCCGTGATGACGACACCGGTATCGGTCTCCAGCGCGGTCACTGGCACCGAGGGGTTGGAAAGCGATAGCACCGGCAATAAGATACTGCGCTGGACCGTTCGGCCGTTCGTGGTGCCGATCACGACCGTGACGGTATAGACCGTGCCAGCCTGGCCCTGAGCAAACCAGAACACGGCAATAGGCCCATCGGCCGCGGTTGCAGTTAACGTGAGGTCACCGGGGTTGGCCGGGCTGATCGTCGCGTCCAAGGTTTGAATAGAATCGCCATCATTGCCCACAAAGGCTGGCGAGATGTCGAATTGATAGTCGAGTATGTCGGCAGGATCTTTGGTCGGCCAGTTCAGCGGCGCGGGGGCCGTGGCAATGGCTCCGCGCGCCACGGGTATGAAGCTGTCCAGCGTCACGGTGCGAGCGCGGCTGGGCTTCCAGACATGCGATGCTGGCGTCGGCATGACTTGCTCCGGGAGTGTGCTGTTGAAGCTTGCAGGCGATCAGGTGGGCGGCAGCCTGCCACCTCTATCCACCAGAGGCCTCGCCGAGAAACGATCCGTCGCATGCGTCGGTGTGGCTTGGCGCCCCTTCAGCCAGGACAGGTTCTGGTGCCGCCCACGCTGCAGGATGACTGGCGACCGGGTCCGGCTCCTTACAGCTGAAGTGCATTCCGTCGTAACGCCAGCCGCAGGCGATTCCTGTGACCTCGGTGACGTCGATCCAACGCATATCCCGGTGGAACAGAGCGGCTATATCGCCATCCGTGGCAAACAGCTCGGTAACGGAATCCTGCTCGACTCGTGCATAAGTTCTCATGTGGGCATTACCACCGCACCATTACGAGGCCGGGAGCACCGGATGCCCCAGCCTGTGGGGTGGTCCCATTGGCGCCTGTCCCGGCTCCGGAGGCACCTCCGCCAGGGACTTGCCCCATCGAACCATAGCTTGCCGCCACCCCTGTGACACCGCCGCCCAGCGCTCCCGCACCTCCCGCGCCGCCCATGCCGCCAACAGCGTTGCCACCGTTACTACCCGTTATATTGATGTCACCGCCGAAGCCGGATCCAGCGATCGAGGCACCTAGACCGGGAGAAGCAAGGGTTGCTATGGGATTGATGCCGCCGCCGGTAGCCGAGACGTAGCTGCCGAAGCTGGAACTGCCGCCGGAACCCGGCGGCTGGGTCGCGGTCCCGGCCGATCCGCCGAGACCCACGGTGACAGGAATAGTCTGTCCCGCATTGAGTCCAGTAATGCGTTTGCGCGCATAGCCCCCGCCGGCTCCACCGCCGCTTGCCGACGTGGAGGACGACGTGAAAGAGCCGCTTCCGGCGCCCCAAACCTCGACTTCGACCTGCGTCACGCCTGGGGGCACTACAAAGCTGCTGGAGGAGGCAATCGACTGTACGCCAGAGGCGAATCCGGGACGCAACGTAGGAAGTTTCCAGCCAAGAAACGGGGCGCCGGGTAAGGTCACTATCGACGAGGCGGTGATAGCGGTCTGACCATAGGAGACGGTGATGACGTAAAGACCCACCCACCCATTATCAACCGGCGGAGTGACCTGAGAGCCAGCAGCGGCAGAGGCGCCGGCCTTGAGCTGCAGCTGGACCCGTTCTGTCCGGAGGGTGTTCTGCGCCACGCCGGAATTCGTTGGCCCGCTGTAGGGCTGCGAAGGATTTGCCGCGTTGTAGTAAGGCAGGACGACCGGGGCCGTATCGGCCTCCTGCAACGCAGCCTGGATCAGGAAATTCGCGGACTGACCCGAAGTGGTCGGCGGTGTAACGGTAAAGCTGTTGGATGCCAGGTTGATGCCCATCTTGACCAGCTGGTCTGTACTGTCGGCCGCGAGCGAGCCGTAAGCCAGGGTATCGACCACCGACAGCTGCGTGATGCTGCCAGGCCCGACCGTGACGCTCAGCGATGCAGGCACGGTAGGCGCGCAGGCCAGCCCGTCCACGACGGTATTGGTGCCCAACACGAGCTGCGCCAAGTAACCGAGCGCGATCATGGTGTTGCGGTTCATCGACAACAAATCGCTGTCGAGCGGTATGGCGCCGGGATAGACGATGTTTCTGTCCATGATTCCTCGTGACTTGCGGACGGCAGCGAGACCGCGGCGGTCGCCGGCCCCTGGCTCGTCGGGAAAGATGTGCGATCAGTCCTGGATGCGGGTCCAGGCAATGGCGGCGACCGGCAGGACAGCGGCGATGGCCGACATGATATCGCTGTCCGTAACCTGGCCCTGGACCCTCGCGAGGCTGGCGTATTCGATGGCGCCGCTTCCATAGGCGCCGGCCGGGCCGCCCCATCCCGAGACCAGCGCGATGCCGCTGCCCGAAGGGCGATAAGCCGTAACGAAGCACTGGAACGGCAGGGCCATACTGCCCCAGCCACCGGCGACGCCGTAACCTGTGCCGCCAAGGGTATATCCCCCCGTGTCGGTCGTTCGCATGGGCTCGAAGATCGTCGGTACGCGCCCGGTCAGATCCTCGACTGCGTTGATTATGGCCTGCCGCGTGCCATGCTCACGCAGCAGGTTGCTTTGAATAAGCAGCCTGAAGGCGGCATCATCCTGACCTGCGCGCCGTTGGAGCCGGTCACCGAAGAAATCGCTGGCAATGATGTCGAACCAAACGTCGGTGGCGGTCGCGATGCGTGTCTGGAGCTGGACATAGAGCAGCAGGGAATAAACCCAGGACCAGCCCCATCCGAGCCCGGCTAACAACCCGTCCAGCACGGGAGCCGTATCGGTAAACCACCGTGTCGGCAGCACTGCCTTGAGTCGCGCGACCATATCGGGCTGATCGCCGGTCATCTCAGTTTACCGCCACCTGGCCGACCTTGACGACACCGTTGGCTGCGGGCGCAATGTCAATGCCAGCGCCATTCAGTTGAACCTGTGTCACGTTGCTGATCGCACCAGATACCGCATACGCCAGCTGACTCACCCGGCTGACCGGCAATGGCGCGCCGATGGGCAAAGTGTCGATGAAACCGGTAAGGGCCGTCGCCACCGAGCCGGCCAGTTGCGCGACTGTCGTGCTGCCGGTTACCGTGAGCATGAGAGACACGTTTACCACGGTCACGGCGGGTGGCTGAATGCTGAAGATCGAGCCGACGGGTCGAACCGCGTCCACAGCTGTTTGCACCGTGCTGAGCAGCGTTGTGGACGGATACCCGGAGCCGTCATCGACGGTGACGATGAAACTTCCCATCAGGACATTGCCCCTGGCGTCCTGGTTTTCCTGAATGGTGTAGACCAGACCTTGCTGGATACTGTTTACGGCATAACCGACCGCCAGTGCGGTGGCACGCGACCGGCTATCGATGTAATTCTGAAAGCGGGCTCGAAATGCAGCGTCAGTCTCCGCATCGAGACCATTGACGAACGCCGCGCCGTTGGTGACGGTGTCGATACCCGGAATGGCGGAGGCAAGCAGCGTGATCGATCCGGCCTGCACATTGCCGCCCGAGCCCGCGGTCTGCGCGGTAACGGGAACAGTCATCGTCCCAGCGGTCGTCGGCATCACGTAGCCGTTCTGCAGGGCATTCCAATCGGCATTCGTGGTGTCGATGCTTACCACGAAGGTCTGCGTGCCATCCGACGTCCGCACCAGCGCACCGACGGGTACAAGAGCGGTTCCGACCACTGTGAATCGACCGAAGGTCACAATACCTGTCGCCGCCGCCGCCGGCAGGCGCGTCAACGCGAAGTCGGCCATCCAGCTATCGAGATCGCTGCCCGTACTGGTCGCCGCGCGCGTGGTCTGCAATACCAGCAAGATCAGCCATTGCATCCAAAGTGCGACGGAAGCATTTGCCTCCAGCACGGCCCGGAGCGTCGAGCCGACTGTCAGGTCGAGCAGCTGTGCGGCTGCGGCTTGCACCGCCGCCGCCATATTCTGCATCAGCGTGCTGAAGTTCTGAAGAGAGAGCTGCATACCTTATCCGTTCACCGAGAAGGATAGCACTTGGGTCTGGCCGGTCGCCGCATCGACGTAGCGGATTTGCACATAGACCGTGCCGGCCCCGCTCGTGGGATCGGCTTGCACACTGATGACAGGTTCAGGCGCGCGGGCCACGGCTGCTTCCTTGAATATCTGGCTCCGTATGACCGCTTGAATCTGCGATGCGTTGGTCGGTTGGCCGATGAACTGTCCCAGCCCTGCGCCATAGCCAAGCTGCCAGATGTAATCACCGGGATTGGTCATCAGGCGGCGCAGCACGCGCTGCTGCCCGAGGGTTGATCCGCTCACCAAGGCGAGATCGCCGGTTGGGCCGATGGACAGATCGCTTGCCCATTGATGTGAAAGATCAAACACGCTCAGTCCTGCTGGCTCGTGGTCGATGTGGGACCACCACGCGAGTCCGTATGGATGTGCTGGTCATAGTGTCCACGCAGCATGGCCAGTGAGCCATGGCTGTCATAGACGTCGCCAGCCACATGCAGATCGCCGGAAACCCTGACTGTCCCGTCGTTCTGCAGCTTCAGGAAGCTACCCGATTGATGCACGAGCCAAAGCTCCCCTGAAGGGGCCTGCGGCGCGCTCGCGACGCTGCTGAAGGCACGTCCGACGACGATGCCGTGCTCAGCGTCCCCCTCCTGCGCCAAAACCAGAACCTGGTCGCCCGGTGCTGGAGGGCAGCTCATGCCCCAGCCCGCGCCAACCCAGGGCGACATGACCGGTAACCATCCGCTCTGGACCGATTCGGGCTGCAGCATGACGCGCACCGTTGCGTTCACTGGGTCGACCGACGTGACCAGGCCGAAGCGCGGCTGTGCCTGAATCTGGTCAAGTCGCCCTGCCTCGCCCTTAGAGTCTGACTCGAATCGCCTCGGCAACGCCATATCCGTGATGCTGTGCATGGGGCATCAGACCCTCGCCAAGCGGCGCGACATGAGCTTGACGCTAGC